ATTCCGTAAACTAATTAAATACATTTTAGATTTTAATTGATGAAAAAAGTTTGTTTAGATTTAACTGAAAGTAGAGCTTTAGGTGATACATTATGTTCAACACCCACAATTAGAAAATTATATAATTCCTATGGTCAAAAAATTTCGGTGATTACACATCACCCATATTTGTTTTTAAATAATCCATATGTGGATAAAGTTTATAGTGAATTATTTAATCCAATAACTGATGAAGAAAAAAATGAATATGAAATTTTTAATTCTTTTGATGTTTTTTATAAACCAAATGGGGTTTGTAATAAACATAATGTAATGGACATTAGACAAATTCATGCAATTTCCTTGGGGTTTATGTTGACAAAAGAAGAAATGGGGTTGGATTTTATTCCAAACAAAGTTTCAATAATGAAAAATTTTCCAAGAAAATATGTTTTAATTCATCCTGTTCAAAATTGGAACTCAAGAACTTGGTCAATTGATAATTGGAAAATCTTGACAAAACTTTTAAATGAACAAGGAATTTTTGTTGTATCTATAGGAAAAAACTCGTCAGAAATTGGAGGTTCAAATGTTGATAAACCTGTCTTTGACTTTGAAATAGAAAAAGGAATTAATTTAATGAATAAAACTTCAATTGATGAAACATGGCATTTAATAAATTATAGTTCATGTTTTGTTACAATGGATTCAGGTTTATTACACTTAGCGGGAACCACAGATTGTGAAATTATTCAATTAGGTAGTTCAATTAATCCTGAATTTAGAGCCCCATATAGAAATGGTAGTCAAAATTACAAATATAATTACATCAGTGGAGGATGTGATTTGATGTGTGCATCAGACATGAAACATGGGGTAAAAGAGTGGGGTTCAATACAAGGTATACCATCTTTAGTAAATTGTTTAGAAAATAAAAAAACTTTTGAATGTCATCCAAACGTATTACAGGTATATAGAAAAATTATGGAACTTATATAGAAGTATTTATTAATTGTATAAATTGGATTGAAACTTACGGTGATATTATTCACTACACAATTGTAGAATATCAGGCGTAAAAAATACCCTTTCTTTACTACCAACAATTTGTTTATACCACAATCCCTTATCATCCATCCACACGTATGGGTCATCAGGGTTTTCAGTCCAACCATGTTTTGAATAGTATTCACCATCTTTACGTAATAAGTTTGCTCTATGTGAAGAATGAAACTCTTCTGTACCTAACCAGTGAGGTAAAACAAAATCACCTTCAATATGTTCGTGTTCCATAGTGTTTTTAAAACCACGTTCAACCCATACATCAATACAATCATTATAGTATTGTTTAAGTGGGTTCACATAATCTTTCCACATAACAGAGCAGGGGTGATTTAACCATCCTTTATAAGGTTTACCATCCTTACGGGTTCTACCTGTAATTGCTGATATAATTTGATAAGCCTCAACACGTTGTTTACCAAGACGTTTATTGTCCAAAGACTCTAATGATTTTCTAAAATCTGAATATGGAAGAAATGTTTGCATAACTTTTTTTGAATTACAATATATTTATTAAACAAAGATAATAAAAAAATTAAAATAATTAAAAAATTATGAAAAGAATTATAAGACTTACAGAATCAGACTTAGCACGTATTGTTAGACGGGTTATTAGTGAGGGTAATGGTGAAAACGCAATTAAATCAATTACTAAGGCAATGTCTGGATTAGGTACTGACGAAAGAGCAATTCAAAGAGCGGTCTACTCAATTAAAAATAAAACGGACTATGAAGAGGCGTTAGCAGCAGTAAAAAAACTTGGATACAAAACTATTGGTGCTTACATATCTACAGATATGGAATATGTACCATATGGTTCTAACATTGGTGGGTTATATGATGAACAAAATGACATCGTTGATGAGGTTGAGCGTCACTTGGGTCAATTTAATTCTAGTGAAAAAGTTTCTTCAGCGGACACAAAAGGAACATCATACGGAAGAACCGAGAAAAGTCCAAAAAATAAACCATTTAAAGACATTAATTAAAAAAGTTCACATAAAATGAATTTTTATAATTGAATGTATATTTATAAAACAAAGATAATAAAAAAAATTAACTTATAACAAAAAAATTATGAAAAGAATTGTTAGATTAACTGAGTCAGATTTGGCTCGAATTGTAAGAAGGGTGATTAAAGAAAGTGAGGATATGACTATTCCTGCAAATTTAGGTTTTGGAATTGCGGACAGTCCAGTTGGAAGAGTTGTGGATAATAGTAATCAACCTGTTGAATCTTGGCTTCCAAGTGTAAATTTAATTATTAAAGGAGGAGCAAAAGTTACAAAAACCAGCAACACACAATGTACTATGCCAGGTTTACTTTATTTTAGAAAAGATGGTTCAAAGGCTGGTTCTAAAGTAGATACTGGTGATATGGCGGGAGCAGAGTCAGCTAAAGCTATTGCTGGTCAATCAATATCTAAAACAATATATTTTGATTGTTCAACTGGAACTTTTTATACTTTTTATGATAGTAAGAAAATAACTTTTGATGCAATCAGTTTCCCTGCCACTGCGGGAACAGCAAGAACTACAAAATTTTCAGATACTAGACAATTTTTCCAAGAAAAAATTTGTGGTATGTCTTCACAAAAAGACTTAGCTTCGGCTTTTGAAGTTTAATACCAACATTTAAGTTGTAATAAGAAATAAAAAAAGGGGTTTATTAACCCCTTTTTTTATTTTCCTCGAATCACAATTGTAACTCCTTTGGTTTCACTAATATAAACGCCAAGTCCAAATTCTTTTCTTTTTTCAGTCAACAACAAAGACATTCCTTCATCGTTTGCAACAAACCAATCGAAAACAGACTCTGCAATAATTTTTTCAATTTCATATTTTTTTACGTCCACACGAGAGAAAAAATCTACAGGAATAAAGTCGTAAACAATTTTGACATTTTTTTCTTTAGAAATATTGTAATCTTTAACCGTCGATATATTTTTTGCATCATTGATACTTTTACTTGTTAAAACACCACTCTTAGAAATCGAATTTTTTTTGTAGTCCTTTCTAAATTTATTTAATTCTGAAATCAAATATGATTGTACTTTAGTTTGACTTACATTTTTAAAAGTTGAGGTATTGTCTCCAAACGTGTTGTAACCTTTTGGTGAAAAAACAATTAAAGGCAACCCATCTTCATCTTTTTCAGTTTTGTCATATTTTTTTTCCCATATTTTAGAGTACATTGGGTACTTTTTTAACGTATACTTAACTTGAGATGAAAAGAAAAAAGACATAAATAATGTAGAGACAAAAAACAATTTTTTCATAATTTTGATTTTTTAGATGGTTAATAACTGATTACAATACAAAGATACACGTTTTTTATATATCTCCAAATTTTTTTGAAAAAAATATTAAAAAAAATCCCACCATAATTAAATAGTGGGTTTTTTGTATTATTTATTTTTTAAATAGGCAACCAAAACTCCACCCATTTTTTAGAAAAACTTCAACATCTTCTATTTTAACTCTTTTGTTAACCCCATATCTATTCATCCACTTTCTATTAACACAAGACGGATGTGATGGCCGTTTAATTTTATTAAAAGATTCTTTTAAAATCGCTTTATGTAATTTACTCACATATTTCCCAAAAACCCACCCATTTTCTAAATGAAGATTAAGTTCTTCTGGTTTAACCATTTTGTTTTTAAAGTTTTTGGTCATCCATTTTCTGCCATACACTGAATTATTTTCACCAACACCGGTTCCTTTTCTTATCTCACTTAATTTTTTTTTAGTTTCTTGACTATGAGTTTTTCCTGACCAATTATAAAAATATATTTTTTCTCGTCTACCATCAAGAAATTGTTTTTTATTTGCATTACTTATTTTTTTTGAAAATTCTTTTTTGTATTCATCATCTTGCATTTTTTTTAAAAATTCCTTGTTTCCTGCCTTACTAACTTTCCTCATATGTTCTTTGTCAATAAACCCACCAGAACCCCCCGGTTTAAGATTCATACATTTCTCTTCTAATAATAAATCTGAATTAACAATTTCAATTTCTCGTTCTTTTAACGATTCTCTGTTAGGTAGAAATTCTAATATTTCCATATTAAAAATTTCTTTTCCGTGTTTATAAATTAAATGTTTAAGTCTTGTTCCACTACCAACATAGCCATCTTTTAGATTTTCGGTAGAATGCATACCAATATAGAAATTACCATTTCTAATGTCTGTTGTTTTGTAAATAAAATGATATTTTTTTTGTTTTTGACTCATTTGTACTTCCTTTATAAATAAATATAAAGGAAAGCACAAAAAGTCTACGGTGGAGGCGCGGAGAGTCGAACTCCGGTCCATAACATCCTGTAAGGTAAGAACTACACGTTTAGGTTAATATTTTCTAATATTCCAAAATAGTTGATTTGTTCTTCTCCATCGTAAATCAACAACCAATGGTCACCATTCGATTTAGGGTTCAATAGTAATCCACCACAACTACGACTTCTGTTGCTAGGTTATATGTCTGCCGACCCCCCGTTTCCGTGCTTAAATTAAGCTACAGTAACTTCTTCAGTTGCAATTAAACCAACCACTGAAAGGTTATCAAGTACGTTGCCGTATATAAATCGAATCAGTTTTTAAAGAGATTAATTCAGTCCCTACGTGCTCTTATTCTTCAGCCAACATCTGTCAAATCCAAAACCGCCCCCATATTTTTCAAAGAACTATAAAACAAATATAATACAAATATTTATATTTCACAATATATTTATAAATATATGAATAAATTTTCAAAAATTTTTGAAGAAGAGGATGACGATGTTGAATTAACTGACTATCAAAAAATTCTTGCACTTAATAAAAGAAAGATTCACCCATATGATACTGATTTTGATGGGTGCGATGGTGAAGATTATTCAGACTTTTATGAAGTAGGTTATGATGGTATAACTTTTACTTTCCATGAAGGATTAGAAGACTATCTAAGATTTTTTTTCAAAGAAACTTATGGTGAAGAAGGTAGTGACGGTTGGTATGAAGCGGGATACTTAGATTCTATGCGTAGAGGTTCATGGGAATGGGATTATTGGGATAGAGCAAATGATGATTGGGATGAAGGATATGTGTTAGACGGATTAAAGGGTGAATCATTAAAAGTTTTATATAACATATTAAAAATATATCAACCAAACTTATTAAAAGAATTTGAAGTGGTTAATGACCAAATCGAATGGAAAAAAAATAAAGAGTCAGATAAAATATCAGACTTTATTGAATCTGTCAGTAATAGAACAAAAGATGATTTAATCGAGGCGTATGCATATGCAAGTGAAATGGCAACAGACGCCGCAGTGCCTAAATATATTGATGATATATATTGTAATTGTTTATCTGTTGTTGGAATCGAAAACCAATCAAGTAATTGTTATTGGAAGTATTTTTTAAATTGGGGGGATGCAATTATGTTATTTGTAAGATATGGAACACCTGACGATTGCTTGATGGATATATTATTTAAGGCAATAGAAAAAGAAGTTAGAACACACGTTCCTGAATATTATGAAGTTCAATATGAGGCTTGGGATAATGAAGTATTTTTAAACGAATTTAATAAAAGAAGTGTAAGAGCTTTGGAAGGATTAGAAGAAGAATTGGAAAGTATGATTGAAGAGGGTGGAAAAGAAAAAATCAAAAAATACTTTCAAATAATTAATATTATAAATGATAAAATTGGATTTAACACATTTAAACAAATACCAGGAGACTATGAAATTAGAATATTAAATGTTGATAAAGATAGTTTGATGGTTAATTATGGTATACGTAAAAGAAGTTCGTGGAATCCACTCAAAAAAGGTTCGGCACCATTAAAATATATTTTAAATATGTTGAATACCGAACCTTTAATACCTTATGTTGATTAATATTTTTTAATTAATCTTTCTTTAATAATTTCATACAAATTTTCTAAATCTTCATCAGGGATAAACATAAACCCATCATCATAAACATCGGTTAGTGTGATTCCGTCTTTTTCCTCATATACGTCAATAGTTTGTAAACGATGATGACTTTCTATTTCTTGTACTTCAAAAATATCTAAATCATCATCAAATTCTTCAACAAATGAGTTCATGATTGTTGTTGGTGTATAAACTATTGGTTTATATTGATATTCATATTTTTTATGCCCCAACTCCTTAACCATGTTTTTTCCTGCTTCAATTGCACATTTCACATCTTCAATTGAAATAAACTCTTGTGGTGAATGCATGTTGTAATAACCGCAAGACATGTTGATGCAAGATACATCAATTTTTTTCTTTAACTGTGAAATATCAGTATAAGGGTGTGATTGAACTAACATTTCATTGCCAAAAGATTCGGTAATAACTTTTGATGTTTTTGTAAAAAATTCACTATCCCGTTCAAATAAACGAACTCCCGAGCAAATCTCGGTAATTAAATGGTTGCCAGGCGCATCGTATTGTGTGATATATCCAACATCTTGCAAAAAGGTTTCATCGCATTTTGATGAACCGTGACAACCCGTTTCTTCACTTACAAATAAACCAATTTTTACTTTGTCTAATTGTTTAAGTAATTCTAAACAAATAAAAATGCCACATTTGTCATCACCTCCAATACCTGTTGGTAAATCATTAACGTCGTATGCTTTTAATACGTCAACAAGAGTATCGTCAAAATTTTTACCAAAAGTGTATGGTCGTTTTAATTTTTCTTCTTTAACAACAATCTTATCTATTTTGGTGTGAACCGTATCGGTGTGTGCAATAAACATTGGATAAAATTCACCTTCTTCTAATGTACCCTTTGTTGCATATATGTTCATCATATTATCACGATAAAACGTAACTCCATGAATTTTTTCCAACTCATCACAAATATATTCTACTATATCTTCTTCTTGATATGTTTTCGATGGTACTGAAAGGAGTTCTTTAAATTTTTGTAGGTTCATTATTTTGTTTTTTACAAATATATGATATTTATTGTATATAATAAAATTAATTATGAAAAGAATTGTAAGATTAACTGAGTCAGATTTGGCTCAAATTGTAAGAAGAGTTATTAATGAAGAAAAAAACACACTGGACTCACAATTAATAAGTTGTTTAAAAAATAAGGGTTACAAATCTGTAGACACAGGTGGAAAATATAGATATATGCTTCAAAAAGAAAAAATCATAAGTTCAATTGTATCATTAATTTTAACAATACGCTCACAAGACAATAAAAATAAAGCATCACTGACTATTACTGATTATAATTCTAAGGTTTTATATAGTGGTACATTAAACATAACCCCTGAACTTTTAAAGAATTGTCAATTTTACCAACAGGTGGAAGTGTCGTATAATGAGGCCCTTAAAAAAATTCAAACAAAAAAAGACCCAACCTTTTCTTCAGACCCTGAACTTACTAAAGAGTTATTGAGTAAGGGTTTTGAAAAAACTAAAAAACCTAATGTTTTCAAAAAAGACGGAGCTTACGTGAGTATTTTTAACACAAGTGTCGGTTCTGTTTGCTTTAACAAAAATTTTCCAGCTGGTACATATACCCAAGGTTCAAATAACATACAAAACGCAATTACCAAAGCTAAAGATTTTAAAAATAACGGGGTTACGTATGAAGGAAAAAAACTTGCTTGCGAAAGAAAATACTAATAAATAATATTAAACCTTACCTTTTCTTTTTGTTGGTTTTTTTATTTTAACTTCTGTTTTATTATTTTTTTCATCATACGACAGTAAAAATGTAGAGTTTTTATCTGGCTTATCTGAAAGTACTTTTTCTGTAATCGCATCATCCACCCACTTTTGAACCGTTCTTTTCAAAATACGAGCTCCAAATCTAGTGTCCGTACCCACTTTAATTAAGTGATTTTTTAGTGATTCATCAACTTCAACATTAAATTCAAGATTTGAAACTCTTGTATATAATTTTTCAAGTTCTAAATTCAAAATCTTCATTAAATCATTGTCATTCAAGTCTTTAAAGTATACAATATCATCAAATCTATTGATAAACTCAGGTGCAAACTTTTTAAAAAGTTCTTTTTCCAATAAAGATTTTATTTCTTCATCTTTTGTTTCTTCTTTATGTGATGTTGAAAACCCAACACCTGTACCAAATTGTTGAACAACTCTTGTTCCAACATTTGATGTCATAAGGATAATACAATTTTTAAAGTTAATTTTTCTACCGTGACCATCGGTTAAAAACCCTTCATCTAACATTTGTAAAAATACATTAAAAATTTCTGGGTGAGCCTTTTCTATTTCATCCAATAAAATAACAGAATAAGGTTTGTTTTTAATTTTGTTCAAAAATGGTGAACCATCTTCATACCCAACATAACCTGGTGATGTTCCTGTTAATTTTGATGTTGCAACTTTATCTGAAAATTCACTCATATCCAACCTAATAAGTGCGTCTTCACTATTAAACATATGTTTTGCCAACTGTTTTGCCAATTCAGTTTTACCAACACCTGAATTACCAATTAATAATCCGCTAAATATTGGTTTTTTAGGGTCATTTAAACCAACTTTATTTCTTTGTATTGCTCTTGCAATTTTGGAAACCGCCTCATTTTGACCAATTACTCTTGTGTTTAATACTTCATGTAATGATGCTAATTGAATTGATTCATCAGTTGTGATTTTATTAATAGGAATTTTTGTCATCAAAGAAGTAACATCATAAACAATTTCTTCTGTAACTTCTTTTCGGTAAAGGTCTCTGTTTTTTTCAAAATCTTCTTTTTCTTTTTGAAGTTCTGATAAAACTTTTCTTTCTCTATCTCTTAAATTTGCAGCCTCTTCGTACCTTTGTTTATTAATTACTTCTATTTTTTGTTCTTTTATTTCTTGAGCTTCTTTTTTTAGTTTTTCAATAGATTCAGGTAATTTGATTTCCACCTGACTTCTTGCTCCAACCTCATCAAGTATATCAAACGCCTTATCAGGAAATTCTCTGTCGGTAATATATCTATCGGCCAATTCAACACATAGTTTTAAAATATCTTCACTATATCTAACTTTATGGTGTTTTTCGTAACGGTCTTTAGATTGTTTTAGTATTTCTAAAGTTTCTTCTTTAGTTGATGGGTCTACAACAACTTTTTGAAACCTTCTTTCAAGAGCCCCATCCTTTTCAATATTTTTTCTATATTCTTCTAATGTGGTTGCACCAATACATTGAATTTCTCCTCTTGACAACGCTGGT